TTATCCAACATATGATTATTTTGGAACTATTTTACAATTTATTGGATCAAATCCTTCTGGACATCCATTAACTGTTGTAATCAATAGTTTTGTTAATTCTTTATATATGCGCTATACTTACTATGCTATTGCATTAGAAAAGAAGTGGTGGCGTATACCGCTTTTTGCTGATGCTGTTGCATTGATTACATATGGTGACGATAATGTCATGACTGTTAAGAAAGGTTATGAGGATTATAATCATACTGCCATTGCAAAGCAATTTGCTAAGGTGGGCATTACTTACACAATGGCTGAGAAGGAGGCTGAATCAGTCCCCTTTATCAACCTTGCAGATGCTTCTTTTTTAAAGCATTTTGCAAAATGGGATCCTGAATTGGGAGTATATCGATCCCCAGTTGAAGAAACTTCAATTGCTAAAATGTTGCATTCACACATCGAATCTGGTGTATTGAGTAAAGAACAATCTAGTGCTGAAGCTATTCAAAATGTTGCGCTCAAATACTTTGAGTTTGGTCGTGAGGAATACACAAAGCGTGTAGCCGAATTGACTGAGGTAGCTCGTGAGTCTGGTATCCAAGGATATGTCGGTCCAATCATGGACTATGACGAAAGACTCGCGTGGTATCGCGAAAAATATGACCTATAAGGTCATTCCGGGCCGTCGTTGGGCCCTTATACCGGCGAACCGCGCTTCCTCGTGCGGTATAAACCAAATCTGGATGCTTATGTGATAATAACGCAAGTTTATTTGTAGGTTCTGCATTACCTATTTAACTTGGACAGGTGCATAAGTGGGCTTTGTATATCGTTTTTTAGCGATGGAGGTTAGCCACTCCAATAAAATAGCACTGTTGTGTGTCGATTGATGTGCCGCGCATAATATTCATTAAATATACATTACTAGTTTATATACAATTAATGAGGCTGGTCCTACTCTGATGGACCAACAATCTGCAGGTATTCCTGCACTTAAGAGAGTAACTTCATTCGATGAAATGGATGAAGTTATCCGTTTAGAAGAACGTATTAAAGATCTCAAACTAAAATTGGATAAGAAATATCGTCACTGTTCTCAGTTGCAGCGTCGTATTGACCATTTGGAAGATATGCTATTGATATCTCAATCAGGCGTAGTCAGTGATTCTGACCCTGTGCCTGGTACTAATGAGAAGCAAGTAGCACCTATGACAACTGAGCAAATTACTTCATTTGCCGACCAGGATGCTGGTTGGATGACTGAAAAAGTTGGTATGTACGAACCCACTATGGATTTGGGTTCCAATTCTGATAGTGATTTAGGAAATTTTCTTAATCGTCCTATCAGGGAATCCGCTCAATCTTGGGTGGTCGGACAACCATTCTTTTATAAGTTTAACCCTTGGAGTAAGTTTTGTGAGAATACATTTATTACTGATAAAATTAAGAATTTTGAACTTTTGCGAATGAAACTCCACGTTAAAGTGGTTATTTCAGGAACTAAGTTTCATTATGGTCGTTGTTTGACTTCTTATAATCCTTATATTAAAGGAGATCAAGTCACTGTTAATAGGAATTTTATTCAACAGGATTTGATATCAGCTTCTCAAAAACCTCACTTTTTCCTCAATCCTACCAAGAATACAGGTGGTGAACTTTGTTTACCATTCTTTTATGATAAGAATTTTCTAAGTATTCCGGGTGCTGATTGGGATGATATGGGTGAAATCGTTATTTCATCTTTTGGCAATTTGTTGCATTCTAACGCTGGTGATGATCCAGTTACGATTACAACTTATATTTGGGCCGAAGATGTCGTATTGACTATCCCAACTTCATCAGAACCACCACTTCTTGCTCAGTCAGGACGTCGTGGAGCTAAGATGTCTTCTTCTGATAAGAAGAATGATATTTCTGCTAATGATGAATATGGTCAAGGTATTATCTCCAAACCAGCTTCAGCTATTGCTAAGGCTGCTGGAGCTTTGTCCCAACTTCCTATTATTGGGCCATACATGACCGCCACTCAAATTGGTGCTAATGGTGTTAGTAAGGTTGCCCAAATTTTTGGTTACAGCCGACCTAACATCGTTACTGACATTGTCCCGTACAAGCCTATGCCTACTGGTAATTTGGCTAATATTGACGCCGCTGATGCTTCACTCAAGTTGACTCTTGATAGTAAAGCTGAAGTAACTGTTGATTCTCGTACTGTTGGATTAGATGGCACCGATGAAATGGGTATTAGTGATTACTGCAAGAGAGAGTCTTATTTGACTTCTTTTGCTTGGACCCCAGGAGAATCACCCGATACATTGTTGTGGAACACTCGTGTTCTTCCGATGCAATTGGATAATGTGAATTCTGAGATCCATATGACACCTTTAGCCCATATGGCAACTGCTTTCGAGCAGTGGCAAGGATCTTTGAAATTTCGTTTCCAAGTGGTCAAAAGTGATTTTCACAAAGGCCGTATCCTTGCCAGATGGGATCCCAATAGTCTCACGTCTGACGTTCAGTATAACACCAACTACTCGCGAGTTGTTGATATTGCCGAAACGGATGACTTTGAGATTGTTGTCGGTTGGGGTCAATCTCAACCTTGGAAAAGTTGTGGACTTCCGTATGATACGGGTTCCAATTTTTCTGAATCCCAGCGTCTTCTCGCCAACGCCGATCAAGGCAATGGCGTGTTGGAGCTTGCAGTTCTTAATGACCTTGTGTCACCAAGTATTGATGCTCCAATTTCGATCAATGTATTCGTTTCTGCTTGTGATGATTTCAAACTTGCCGGCCCGAAAAACATCAATTTCAATAGCTACCATTTGTTTCCTTTACCTGAGGCTCTCGAGGCTCAGTCTGGAAAACCAAATGTTGAAACTGGTGATCTTACTATGTCTGATAAACCTACTTCTTCTGGAGAGGTTATGGAGATAGCAAGTAAATCTGATCCTGAAGATGCTACTTACCTTGTGTATTACGGTGATCCGCCATGTTCCATTCGTGAATTATGTAAGCGTTATGCTTATACACGTTTTTGGTATCCAACTACTGCTAGCGTTAATGCTATCAGAATTAATGGATTGAGGAACAAGGCAATGCCTTATTTCACAGGTTATGACCCCCAGGGTATTGATTTAGCACAGGATGGTATTACTCCATTAACTGTTGGCCCCACAGCCTACAGTTCTTGGTTTACTCCGTCTTATGCTGGAGTGCGTGGAGCATTTAGAAAGAAATATTATTTTTCTGCTCCACAAACTAGACAAACTCCCTTAGTTATCCGAGATGATGATAGGTCAACCGGCAACGGTACGTTCTTCAACTCAGAAATTCTTCTGAGCTCAGGACGTGCTGTTATTCAAAAGTATTTGTCTTCTAGATGGGCGGTTAATTCCGGAAACGGAACAGCCGCAACCAATTTAGGGATTAATAATACAGTTGAAGTCGAGTTACCATATTACAGACCCCAACGTTTCTCCGCTGCTAGAACTATTCAAGCGCAGGATTTGGACTGTAATTCTCATCAAGTTAGGACAACTGATGTTAATGCCCCAGATTTCTTTGATAATCCAGTGCAGTATTCTACTGCTTACCAACAGCATGATGCTGTAGGTGAAGATTTTTCACTGTTTTTCTTTACTGGTGTACCAATTTATTATGAGTACACCATGGATGAAACTTCCTAAATTTTATACAAATTATATTACATAATTTATATATATTACCACTATAGTGTCGTAAGATTCTCGGTAGTGGTTCTTATTTGTTTACGAGAATCGAAATTATGACTCCTTAAGATTGGAGTCTAAATCCACCG